ACGCAGGCTGAGGAAATCATCGAGACCTTGCGCCAGGATGCCAAGGCGCAGCGTCTTAACCTGCCTGCGGGGCGAAAAGTAGCAATGAGTTTGGCTGAAGCAGCGCAGGAATATCTAAAGCGGATGGCTGAAACTGGCGGAAAGGATCGGCAGATGAAGGCCTATCGATTCCGGGATCACCTTGTGCCGTTTTTTGGGGCAACGCCGCTCTCAAAAATTACAACCCATGATGTTGAGCGCTACAAAGCCTTTCGAAGTACTGCCAAGGTTAAACGCCCCAATGGACCTGGAGGCAAACCCATCTATTCGGGTCAGACCAAGCCTGCGACGATTAACCGCGAGCTTGCTGCACTCTCGCACCTTTTCACCATGGGCATTGAGTGGGGTTGGATCGATCATCGGCCAGCGGTCATCAAGCGCTTACGCGAAGATAATGGCCGCATCATGTACCTGACCGTCGAACAGGTTGCGGCCTTGCTTGAGGCTGCAGGCAGGGATCAGAGCCGGCAGATTTATCCGTTCATTCGGATAGCGCTGGAAACGTCCATGAGAAAGACCGAAATCCTCACCATCAAACGTGAGCATATCGATTTAGAGCGCTTAATCATCCATATTCCAAAGGCTAAGGCTGGCGCGCGCCAGCAGCCCATCACGGTCGGGCTCGGAGAGTATTTGAAAACTTACATGGGATCGCTTTCGCATGAGTCGCCATGGCTATTTGCGTCGCATGGGGCAAAAGATGGGCGAACGGTAAACCTTGATAAGCCTTTTAAGCGCTGTGTGATCGAAGCCGGTTTAGACCCCAAGCAAGTGCTGCGACACACATTACGTCACACCGCAATCACGCACCTGGTTCAGGCTGGCGTGGACTTGCCTACAGTTAAGCGTATCAGTGGCCACAAGAACTTGTCGATGGTCGAGCGGTATAGCCATCAAAACGGCGCGCACATCCAAGCGGCCATGTCAAAGCTTGCGGATCGGTACGGTGGTGGCGCTAATCGAGAGTCTGACGAAGCTGATGGGGAGCGCAATCGAAGCGCGAGAGAACCCGAGCAAAAGTACGCTGCGTAAACTTGAACCGGGGCTTCCGAAGTGTTTTTGTGTAATCTGGAATTACACAAAGCTCCCGATAGTTCTCTACATGTCCTGACGCGATTACACAGAAATTACACAGGACCGCACTCAGAGACCTACAAAAAATCGTGTAAGTCATTGATTTTATTGGCTCCCCGACCTGGGCTCGAACCAGGGACCTACGGATTAACAGGGCACTATCAAAAATATATAAATCAGGATGTTGTGAGTTATATAATTCCTTTAATTTCCCTTATTTTTAACTTTTTCTCAATATTTCAAACAATATCACGATATTTTGTTATTTGGTAGGCATCACAAGCTTACCAAGTCGATTGCGTACATAAAGTTTTGTCATGGATGCATCAGCATGACCCAAGAGGCGTTGCGCACGTTCCATCCCCTCAAGTGCTTCAATATCTGTAGCAGCCTTTGCTCTCAAATCTCTAAACTGAAAGACCTTTGGATCAACGCCAGCGGCGATTCTCGCTTTCTCAAATCGGTTATCAAGCGAAGCCGCACTGAGTGCTTGACCGTACTCATTGACGATCAAAGAAAGACTTCTCACAAGTGTTTTACGCCGCCCGCGAATCGTTCCTGTCTCACCACGATCGATAGCTTGTTTACGGGCCATAATGCGATCAATGACGTCTTTGAGTTTGCCAACAATTTGTATTCTAAGTCTTGTACCGGTCTTGCGCTGCGTTACCCACAAGGCGCCATCTTTGATGTGGTGCTCAGTAAATCGAAGGCAGTCAGCAGGGCGTTGACCCGCAAGGTATGCAATATCCATAGCGTCTCGGGTGGGCTCATCTGCGCATGCATAGACCCGCTCAAACATCTCATCGGTAATGTATACGTTTCTGCCTTTACTTCGATTTCGACGCACGCCAACGCAAGGGTTTGGCATGCGTGTGAAGCCCTGTTCGCGAGCCCAATTCCAAATATGACTCAGTAGTGCAATCTCTTTGGTGCTGCTTGTTACGACACGCCAGTCACGGTAGCGCGCAATGTGATGCGGTTCAATCTGATCGAGTGGCGCTGGTGGATTATCAAAAAACTTATAGAGGTATTCAAGTTCATATAAGTTATCTTTTTGAGTGCGATATTGTTTCTTAGTAATGACTTGCTGCGCATAACGCTCGGCTACGTAACGAAAGGTGATATGCGACTTGGACTCCACTGGAATCTTACCGCTGGAGAGATCCGCCCATCGCATGACCGCTTCAACAAGGTCTTTACCGAGCGGATACTCCTTACCGTCGATGCAGTAGTAGTAATAGGTTCCGCTTGCGCGCTCCCGAGCCTTCATGTGCATCGGGAGATTTAAGTTTTTAGTTCGGCTACGTCCCATCGATTGCTGACCTCCAGCGTGTATTGGGCTCTTGATTCTTTGTGCGTGTGCCTTCAATGACGCTCCGGGCGACGATCGGTAGTCCAAGGCCATTCACATGAAAGGGAATGCCCATGCGTCGTAGCTGCGCGATTTGCTTTGATTTTTGAGCCCAGCCTGTTAGCCAACGTAGCTCATCGAGATCAAGGAATGTGGTGTTGTTTGTGGTCATGTAGCGCCCCTACAAAGTGTTCCGATAGAGCACATATAGGGGTTTTGATTGCCATTTGACTCAGGCTACTCAAACGGTAAGAGCTAACTTGCGGAGTTTTACGAAGTACTGTATAAATCACCAGTAACGAATCTTTCCGCTGTTTTTCTATCCCATTTGCCTTGTTTGTAAACCTTTAGCCCGAACGAGGCTCAGTATGGTTAACCGTTCACCAAACGCCAAATTATTGCTGACCGAAGCAGTGCTTGCAGATGAGGGCAGCTTTGGCGATTTCGTGCGTACCAAGCGGCTTGCTGCGCAGATCAGCTTGAAGGATTTCGCCAAACGCATCGATGTCAGCCCGGCTTACTGGTCGTGCGTCGAAACGAACAAAGAAAAGCCACCGGTGAGTGAGCTGATTGAGCGTGCTGCGCAAGTGCTCGGTGAGAACGCCGATGACTACTTCATAAGAGCCAACCGTTTGCCACCTGATATGGCTGACCCCAAGACACTTGAAACCGTCATTCGCTACTACCGACGGCAGCACCGAAAAGATAAGGCCTGAGATTTAAACCTAAAGACGTAAACCTACTGTAGACGCAAAAGCATCATGACTACCGCAACGATCAGCTACCGGCACCAAGACCTTGCACCGTTTGCACGCACGACCAATCGCGATATCGAGCAAGTGGCCAACGCCTTTCGCGTTGAACTGGGCTTAGAGGGCAGGGTGGCACTCAGTGTGCGTGATCTTTCGCGCGTCGAAGCGCTTTGCGTCAATGGTGTTAGCTATGAGATTTGGAGTGATCTGTCCCGAACGCTTTTTGATTCGCAAGGCGAGAAGGTATCTGGGATCTTTGAGTTCATCCCTGAGATTGAAGAAGACGCAGTCAATGTGCGCGTGTCGCCCGTTGACGAAACCTTCACCCCAGAGACCGTGCTTTCAACTTTTGCCCATGAGCTCGGTCACGCTGTCTTTGATGGGCCAGTGCTGATCGGCTCGCGCCAGGCGCAGCGAGCCTTGGGTTGCGCCGAGCCTGTTATGGCTTATCGCGTTACAGAGGGCGAGTGCACCAAGTCCTTAAGTGGGCTTAGCGATGCAGAGTTGCGATCCGAGTGGCGAGCCAACCAATTCATGGGGTGCTTGCTAGTCCCACGCAATCTTTTAATGCACATGATCGAAGAGCTTGCCCCTAAGCACGGCTTTCGATTGGACTTTGAAGACATGTTACTTGAGGGCCCTGGTGCCGGTGAGCCAAACATCGTTTGTGAGCGCCATGACGTTGAAGGGCACTTCTTTGATTTGATCGGTCACTTATCGCTCATCTTTGGTGTGAGCCCAAGCTTTATCCGTACGAGGTTTGCCCGCTATGGCTTATGGGAAAGCAGCGCGAAGGCGATTTAGATTTTAGAGCAAAAGAAAATTGTAGTTCAGATAACGGCACCTGCGGGTGCCTTTTTAAGCCCATAAAGATTAAGTATTTACCTAATTTTGTTGATCTTTCACAAATGCCCTTTAAGCCCATGACAACCCCTCAGACCCCCACAACGCAAACTGCCAAGTGCGCAGACCAAGTGAGACCTGATCCTCAGTATGCGCTAGCTGCCAAAGCAACGGCGCGCTTTCATGCCTTAATGGCTCGCAAGCAATATGCGCTCAGTATTGCCGATTGCGAAGATTTAGAACAAGACATGGTGGTTTTAGTGCTTGTGCAAGAGCACAAGTTTGATTGCTCACGTGCATCGGCGCGTACCTTTGCGGAGATTATTTGCCGTCAAAGCATTGGGGAGCTTCTCAAAGGGATCAGACGGCATGAGATGCACTTTCTTCCCTTTGATCATCGGGTCGCAGCCAACAATGATGGCGCAATGCTTGGTGGCACGCAGTGCCCATACCAGGAAGACGATGAGGCCCTGACTGCGCTTGGTCTTGACTGGGAGCGCGCAAGCCAATCACTGCCTGCGGAGCTTTCCGAGCTTGCAGCGCACCTTCTCACACACCAAAGCAAAAGTGCAGCAAAGGACGCCTTGGGTCTTCACCGCGTAAGTTTCACTCGACGCTTTGACGCATTGAAGATGCACATGCGCATGTTTGGCATTCGAGTCTCCTGAGTCATTTCCAACGCAAAACCCCTATATGTCATCAAAGCCCCATGTTGTAGGAGAAACCAAAAAGTGAATGCTCTCGTTGAAGGCGCACTGATGCGCTCAATGCCTCTTGGCCCTATTTGGGTCCCACCTAAGCCGCTTACTGAAGCTGCCTTTTGCGATTGGATTGCTGAGGCCTGCATTGGCGATCAGATCCAATACCACGAGGGTCATCTGCTCGTGGACCGCTCAGAGAGCTTTTCAATGTTGCCAAAAGCGCAACGCCAAGCACTGGATGCTGTGGCCAAGCGTGCCTGGATCGCCATGGAGTTGGGACTGGCTCACCTCTTGAGCCACCGGCATGCGATAAATCGCTATCAGTACATCGCAGTTCGATCAGTCCAGTCCGTGAAAGCTCCTGGCTTGTTGATTCGGGTACGAGAAGCGGAACCTCGTACCCCCTTGGAATCGATCCACTGAATCCCGGGAGACCTGCACCATGTTCGATACAAAACCCGTAGTTTCTGAAGCTACACCAGGCGCGGTCATGCACACCATGCCAGGTGAGTTACTTGATTGGATCGGTGATTTAACCCAAGCCGATCTGAGTGCGCTTTCAATGGCAAATCTTGCAACGCTTTGTGACCGCATCGCACATATTAAGCGCTCTATTACTCACTACGAAGGGATCCTTCATCGCGCCATGGATCAGCGCTTTGCGCTGCGTGCACAAGCATTGCGGATCGCCGCAGGAAAAACCACCGGTACGGTGCGTCTTACTGAAGGCGATCATGTCGTGATTGCAACGCTCGCCAAGCGGCCAAGCTATGACCAGGCCAAACTTAAAGATGCGGTGGCGCAACTGCTTGCTCAAGGCGAGGACCCAACGCACTTTGTTGATGTGGCGTATCAAATTCCAGAGCACCGCTATCAGGCCTGGCCACCTGCGATCAAAAAGCTCTTTGAGCCTGCACGCACGGTGAAAGCGGCAAAGCCCACCTACGAGATTGAACCCATTGGGGCAACCCAATCGCTTGCAAGTAATGACCACCACACGCTAACCCATCACATTGAGGAGTAAACCGATCATGGCCTTATCGATTGCAAACATCATCCATAACGAATCGCCCAAAGCACCGCGCATTTTGATTCATGGCGTGGCCGGTGTGGGAAAGACGACCTTTGCTGCAGAGTCACTCAAGCCCGTGTTCATCATCACCGAGGACGGCATGGGAACGCTTCAGTTTTCGCACTTTCCGCTTGCTAAGACCTTTGAGCAAGTGATGGATGCGCTTGCCACGCTTTACTCACAGCCTCATGACTTTCGCACGCTTGTGATTGATTCGGTGGATTGGCTTGAGCCACTGATTTGGTCGAAAGCCTGTCGTGATAATGGTTGGAATACGATTGAAGACCCAGGCTACGGCAAAGGCTATGTGGTTGCCTTAAATCTTTGGCGTGAGTATGTCGAAGGCATTAATGCACTTCGCAATGATTTAGGCATGACGATCGTACAGATTGGTCACACCGACATTAAGCGGTTCGAAAGCCCCGAGCACGATCCCTACGATCGCTATCAAGTGAAGCTTCATGCAAGGGCTGCAGCGCTTTTGCAAGAGCACTCGGATGTCGTGCTATTTGCTAACTATCACATCACAACCACCAAAGCCGATGCGGGCTTTAATAAAAAGGCAACGCGTGCAGTCGGCACGGGCGAGCGGCGCATGCATACCAGTGAAAGGCCTGCTTACTTAGCGAAGAACCGCTATAACTTGCCTGCTGAGCTCCCGCTTGCCTGGCATGCGTTTGCGCAAGCCATGCCTCAAAGCTTACGCGCAATGCTTGCCGATGAGAGCGAGCTTGATAGCCAACCCATTGAGCTTGGAAGTATCGGTTCAAGAACTCAGAGTGCTCAGGCCGCAAGTGCAACTGCTGCGCCTAAATCAATGCCTATCCCAAAAGCTGTCGCACCACGCGCAGCTGCAATGGCTTAACCCATACTCATTTCTAAAACACTTGTAAAGGACACTCACCATGGCACTGTTACCCCAGTACTTTGATCCAGCCACTGCACCTGGTGCATCGACATCGCTTGTGCCCGCTGGGCGCTATAACGTACAGATCGTAAGCAGCGATTTATTGCCCACCAAAGAAGGCTCGGGTCAATACATTCTTTTTGAGATGCTCGTACTTGATGGCCCACAACAAGGCCGCAAGATCTTTGATCGGCTCAATATTGTTAACCGCAGCCCTCAAGCCGTTGAGATGGCAAACCGCTCACTTGCTTCGATTTGCCGAGCAACGGGTAGAGCTGGTGTTGGTGAAACCAGTGAGCTGCACAACATCCCCTTTATTTTGGATGTTGGGATTAAATCGCAAGCGGGCTTTGGCGAGACCAACACGCTTCGCTATTTCGCAAGATCCGCGCCAGTCGTGCCCCGATCACTGATGGTCCAACAAGTGGCAGCACCACTGAGTGCTTCACATGCAAGCGTGGCTCAAGAGGTCTCGGTAGCTGGCGCTCAGGCCTCAGCTTCTCAAGCCGCATCTGCTCAAGCCCATCAACCCCAATCTGCCAATCCAATGCCATGGAAAATTACAGCTTAACGGGACCCCAAAGCCGCGCACTTCCAAAGACGACCGAGGCCTGTCGCAAGCGCCTTGCTGTGCTGCGCGATGAGATTGCTTCGATCAAACTGCGCTTAGCTACAAACGATATACGAAGGCAGTCGCTACGACTTGGTGTAGATCCTGACCGCTTTCATCGAGCCAAAACGGCACTTCGCGCTAAACAGCGCGAAGTGACCGAGGTAAGCCTTGAGCTTGCCAGGCTTCGATCACTTGAGCCTCACCCCTCATACCTTAAGGCACTTTTTTCAGCATTAAGGCGTGAGGTGGGTGATGAGGTTTGGCGCGATGTGATGCAAGCCGTTGATGAAAAGGCTGATCAGCGTCAAAAGGAGCTCATCTAAATGGAAGCAAGCGATACATCCATTCAAGAAAAGCCCATCCACTGGGTAAAGTCACCAGCATCAACGCGTGAGGCGATCTTTCAAGCCTATGAGCGGCAAGCCGATCATGGTTTTCGAGCGCATCTTGGTGCATCGATCATTGGCAAAGATTGTGAACGTGCGCTTTGGTATGACTTTCGCTGGGCAAAGCGAACGCTCCATCAGGGTAGGGTGCTTCGCTTATTTGAGACGGGGATGCGAGAAGAGGCGCGCCTTGTTCAAAATTTGCGTGCTACGGGCGCAACCGTGTTGGATGTTGATCCAGAAACTGGCAGGCAGTACCGGGTCAGTGCGATTGGGGGGCACTTTGGTGGGTCGCTTGATGCGCTGGGCCTAGGCCTTATTGAAGATCCCGAGCACTGGCATGTGCTGGAATTTAAAACCCATAGCGCATCAAGCTTTCGTGAGCTTCTTGCCAAGGGTGTGCGTATCTCAAAACCCATGCACTTTGCACAAATGCAAATTTACATGCATTTGATGGCACTTCAAGATGCGCTCTACGTGGGCGTTAACAAAGACACAGATGATATTTATATCGAACGTGTTCGATACGACGCTGCCATTGCAAAGGGCCTTCTTGATAAGGCAAAGCGTGTGATCTTTGCACCGAGCCCCCCTGAGCGCTTAAGCAACGACCCAAGCTGGTATCAGTGTAAGTGGTGTGATCACCGCGAGATTTGTCACGGCCATCAAGCGCCAGAGCGTTCTTGCCGAAGCTGTGAACATGTTAAACCCATCGATGGCGGCTGGCACTGTCTTGCCCATGACGAGCCACTGAGCAGCGCAGCACAACGTGAGTGCTGTGGAGCATACAGGCTAGCAGATGGTTTTACGCAGCAATTAGCGCTTGAGCATTAACGCTACAAAACAGCTTCAATGCCTTTGCGTTCGATGAGGTGTAAGAGCTTAAGTGAAGGACCACTTGGGCGTTTATCCCCAATTTCCCACTTTTGAACCGTCGATACGCTCGTATTCAAAATCGCCGCAAGTACCGCCTGGCTTACCTGAACGGATTCACGAAGTGACTTGATTTGTTGTGCTGACATCTCGCCTACATCGATCTGACAAAGCGCTTCGAGTTCAGCTAGACGGCGCTTAGTGATGAGGCCTGATTGCGCAAGTCCCGTTGCAGTTTCGTGCATCTCTTGCAAGATCCTGCTCTTAGTCTTTTTGGTTGTCATTAATGATCTCCAGTAGCTCACCACGTTGTAGTGCATGCTTAAGCTCAGCGTCTGTAAAGGCAAGGAATGTCTCGCCGATCTCTTGCAACACTCTAAGCTCTAATTGATCGATATTAGAGCGATCGTTTTTCTGAAATCCAAATAGAAAAAACCAGTGTTGACCTGCCTTCTTTGCCACGATGGTCCGGTAACCGCCGCGTTTGCCATAACCGGTTCTTGCGACACGCTTTTTCACAAGATGACCACCAAGGCTTGCGTCAATAAGCCCTCTAGACATCTCCTCAACGGCAACTCTAAGCATGGCATCGGTAAGGCCTGCCTTGCGCATCCAACGCTCGAAGGTCTTGACTTTAAAGCTACGCTCCATGGATTACTGTATCACTAAGTACTATAGAAGTGAAGCGCTGCCTATTGTTTGTGGGCTAAAACGCTTCAATGCTTTTCAGTAACCTGAGCATTTTGTGTGTCTCGACCCGTATATGTCAGTGATGGAGACAAAAGCTTTTGCATCGCAGCTCGATCTTTTACTCGCCCAGGCTCAAGCGAGCGAGGCACGCATCAGACGAGCACCCAAGAAGTCAAAGCTATGCGCCATTTGCAGACGCTTCGCACGAGGCTTTGGCTATACGCCTGCAATGTCATCGAGCGCTGAGCTTGACACACCGGTCCTTGCGCTTTGCTCCATGACCTGTATGGACCTTGCTGCAAAGGAAAAAGGCATGATTGATCCCAACCGTTTTGAGCAAGCTGCGCTTCGCCATGCGAGCTTGCAAGCTGGCCAATATATCGAGTCGATCCAAAAGACCGATCTTCAGCACTACAGCTTTGATGAGTGGTGCACCTTGATTGATGTGATTGTTACAGGCTTTACTGATGGGTTGCGCAACGAACAGCACGCAGCATCCCAATCAAAGCACAACGACCTAAAGGCTGCGCTTTGATGGTGACCACCGAAGTACTCGCCCCCAACAAAATGCCGATGAGCATTCAGTTTATGGCCCGCTACGGTGAGGCGCTTCTTGATGCAGGCTATCGGATCTTGCCCATTCAGCCAGGCACCAAAAAGCCAGGCATGATGCGACAAGGTCAGTGGTTTGACTATCCGCAGTGGTCTCGCCACGGTATGCGCGAAACGACAGCCTATGAGCTTGATGTTTGGGCGACATGGCCCGATGCTGCCATTGGCGTTGCAACGGGTAACGTGATTGCTATTGATATTGATGTGCCCGATGAGGCGCTTGCAAAGGGCATTCAAACGCTTGCTTTTGAGCGCCTGGGTGTGACGAATGCGATTCGTATCGGAAGAGCGCCAAAGCGGCTTTTACTTTATCGAGCAGACATACCTTTTGCAGGCTTTAAGCGCCAGCCTATCGAAGTTTTAGGGCTTGGCCAGCAATTTGTGGCTTATGGCATTCACCCTGATACTGGTGCGCCTTATCAGTGGCCTGTCGACGATTTAAGCGAGTTAGCGCTTAGCTCACTGCCAGCGATCACTGAGGCTCAGGCGCGCCGCTTTCTTGATGAAGCCTATGGGAGTCTTCCGCCATCATTTAAGCCTAAGACGCTTGCTTTATCACTGGATGCTGCACAGATCGCTGAGACACAAACGGCTGATGCCGTAGTGTCATCGCAAGTCGTATCGACGCAATCGCTTCGCGGCACCGTTGAAGCGATATCAAGTGCACTTTTGCACCTACCCAATGACGATCTTGACTATGACAGTTGGGTGAGGGTGGGGCTTGCCATTAAGGGTGCACTGAATGGTGAAGGCTATCCAATCTTTATGGCGTGGTCTGCGCAATCACAAAAGCACGATGAACTCACAAGCCAAACCACCTGGGAGGGATTGCGGCCAGCGCGTATCGGTGCTGGAACGATCTATAAGCTTGCACGCGAGCGCGGTTGGGTACCTAATGAATCACTTGCACTTTGCGGTGATGATCAAAGTTTACATCCTGCAAAGGCCTTGATTGATCGGATTACCTCAGAGCCTTCCTTTGTGCGCGATGATGTGCCGGGTCTGCCACCTGCAAAGCCACTGCCAAAAGGCTGGGATCAAGTGGGTGGGGTGCTTGGCGCAATGATGGCGCTCATGACCAAAACGGCTAAGCGCCCACAGCCTGTGCTTGCACTTGGGGCAAGCCTTTGCGCACTAGGTGCCATTATGGGGCGCAAGTACCGGACAAAAACCAACGCGCGCTCAAATCTTTATATCGTCGGTATTGCTGAAAGTGGTGCTGGCAAGAACCATAGCCGCTCGGTCATCACGCAGCTTTTTACGCAAGCCAGTCTTCTACCACTCATGGGTGGCAATAAGATCGCTTCAGGCTCTGGTCTTATCGCAGCAGTCCAAAGGCAGCCCTCAGTGCTTTTTCAGCTTGATGAGTTTGGGATGTTCTTAGCAGCTGCTGCCGATCGCAAACGTTCACCGCGCTATCTCACAGAGATTGTGGACCAACTCACTGAGCTCTACACAAGTTCGGGCTCTGTGCACTTTGGGATTGAATATGCAAGTGGCGCTGCACGCGATGTACAAAAGGTAGTCCATCAGCCTTGTGTGTGCGTCTATGGTACGACCACACCGCTGCATTTTTGGCAGGCACTGCAAGCTGCCAATGTGAGCGATGGCTCGCTTGCCCGATTCATGGTCTTGCGAAGCGAAGAAGACTTTCCCAATGCAAATCCAGCGTTTGGCGACGTGATTGCGCCTGGCTCACTGATTGCTGATTTACAACGTATGAACCAGGGCGTTGCCAAGCATGCCAATCTATGCGGCATGCTCAATGCCTCAGACCTTGCCCCAAACCCTTATGTGGTGCCGGCATCAAGCGCTGCACAAGCGGTCTTTGATTTGCTTGAGACTGAGATCGTGCAAGAGCTTAGAGCGGCCAAGCAAAGTGGCTATGCATCGATTCTTGCGCGCATTGAAGAAAATGCCCAAAAGCTTGCACTGATTCGTGCAGTTTCAAATGACTCAGATGATCCGATCATTGAAGAGGAAGATGCGCTTTGGGCTGTGGCGCTCACAAGGCACTGTGCTGAGCAAACGATCAGAGAAGTCTCTGAGCGTGTGTCTGAAAATGCGACCGAATCGCTTCATAAACGAGCGCTCAAGCTTTTGCGCGATGCAGGCGATGCCGGCATGAGGCGCTCGGAGTTTTGCAGAAAGACGCAGTTTATGGAGTTGCGCCAGCGCGATGCGCTGATTCAGGCGCTTGTGGAATCGGGTCAGATCGAGCTGACATCAAGACAAACCGTCGGACGACCGACGGTGTGGCTGCGCGCACTCACTTAGTGCGGGTAGTGTAGGGACACAGGCTTTAAGCTCAAGATCGGGTTTACAGCTTGTGGGAGTGCTTTAAGCGCTTAGCGGTGCTTACAGCGCTTGGGTGTGCTTAAGGCTCAAGTAAGTGCCTTGAGCGGCGGTTGAAGGTGAAAGCGGTACTTAATTCAATACTTCAATCTTTCAACCCCATCCCCCAAAGTACTTAATTCAATAATTCAATACTTCAACCTGAGAGGGTAGAGGCCAACACGCGTGTATCCCTCTCTAAGTATGATGTTTAAATATTGAAATATTGAATTAACTATCCACTAGGGGTGACTCGCGAGATTTGAATGAAGTATTGAAATAAGTCCGCGCTTGGCAAGCATGCGCCAGTTCGTGATAATTGAGGCGGAAGTTTTAAATCCTGTCTTTGATTTGAAGGGCCAGCGTGAGCGCAAAGCCAAAGCCGCTTTGCAGCGTGTGCCCCTCCAAGTCGCAATAGCTGCGAATGGAGCGGAGCCCATGTCATGCCTTGAGAGCGCAAGTGCGCAATCCACGAACCCACCTAAGTGCCAGATCCTCAGTTGGGGCTTGCACGCACCCAACATCTTAGCGATCGATCTGGGCACACAAACCGGTTGGGCAATCGTTTCAGGTTTTGGTTCGATACGCTCGGGATCACGCAGCTTTAAGCTTGCGCGAGACGAAGCACCAGGGCTTGCCTTTTGGCGCTTTGCGCGCTGGCTCACCGAGCTTGAAGAGCAAGTGCAAGGCTTCGATGCGGTGTACTACGAAGCGGTCTTTGCCCACAAAGGGACAATTGCTGCTCACAAGTACGGAGCATTTGAAGGGCAGCTTTTGAGTTGGTGTGCAGGCCGCGATATCCCTGTGCAAGGTGTTGCAGTCGGTACGATTAAAAAGCACGCCACAGGCATTGGCTACGCAGGCAAGCAAGCCGTGATCGATGCCATGTGCGCATTAGGCTTTGATCCGTCAGATGACAATGAAGCCGATGCACTTGCCCTTTTGCAATGGGCGCTTGCCGAGGGTGATCTCATATGAGTACGCACTGGATGGCGATGCAGTTGATCAAACACACATCAAAGCGCCGCAGTGAATGTGCGCCTCTTGCGTTTGGGCGCAACACGCATAGAGCACCGCCCACGGGTCGCGTCTTAAAGGGCTCAACCACCGCCAAAGTGATTGAGCTTTTAGCCGATAACCCAACAAGATGGTATCGACTCAGCGTTATTGCCAAGAGCACACGCTCAAACCCAAAGACTGTGAGTTGGGCCTTGGATCAACTCAAGCAATTAGACATGGTTGAGACCTGCGGGATTGGTGATCCCAAGCAATGTCCGCGCTATTTGCGCTATCGTTGGAAATCGCTATGAGTGACGAGAAAGAAACGCTGACAGCCATTGAAGAAGCCTTTGCGCTTCAAATTGCACTTGGCAAATCTCAAGCCGAAGCGCTCAGACTGTCTCACCCAAAAGCCAAAAACTGGAAGCCCGCATCGGTGCACGTTGAAGCCTGTCTTGTCATGGGAAAGGCTAAGGTGCGTCGAAGGGTTAAGGCGCTGCAGGCCGAGTTTGTCGAGCAATCGATGTGGGCTCGAAACTTGAGCATAGAGGCCCTTAAAGAGGTCATAGAGGCACCCGATCGCAAAAGTGATGTGGTCGCAGCCGTTCGTGAATTAAACGCCATGCACGGCTTTCATGAGGCTCAGAAGATTGAGCATTCAGGCTCCATTGCGAGTATTGAGCGCCGCATTGTGGATGTAGTCACTATCGATGCTCATGCAGCTGATGCAGCACTAAACAAAAAAGATCTCCGGTGACTGTCAAGTTCGGAGCAAAGATTTTCAGTCACTGAGCCGTCATTTACTATCCTATACTCACGCCAGCAGGTAAATCCTGAGTCAACCGGGACGCCAACAAAGGTATCCTAAGCGCGCTGTAAGCGCGTCGGCCTCAGGGGCTGTTAATCCTTCGCCAAGCATGGCAAATAGAAGACCACCAATACACTTCAATCGTGCGCCGAGCGTGCTCGGAATGCGAATAGGTGTTGCCCCTTTCTTTTGTCGTAATCGGTTGGATGAGAAATCAATGAACCAGCAAGCCTCACATCGGTCGTTCTGAACATTTGAAAAGTTCTAACAGACGGCTCATGGTTATCTCGTCTCATGCAAACCCTCATCTTTGAAACCGCTCGCGTTTTTGCACCGCTGCTTGAACCAGCACGCTATAAAGGGGCCTACGGTGGTAGAGGCTCGGGTAAAAGTCACTTTTTTGCGGAGCTCTTGATTGAAGATCATTTGCGACAGCCAGGCTTGCGTTCTGTGTGTATACGCGAAGTGCAAAAGACACTTAAAGAGTCAAGCAAGCGCTTGCTTGAAGATAAGCTTGCAGCCTATGCGCTTGATACGCGTCATGGCTTTAAGGTCTACAACGAAGTGATTGCTGCACCAGGTGATGGGCTCATAACCTTCACGGGTATGCAAGATCACAACGCTGAATCGATCAAATCATTAGAAGGCTATGGCAGAGCGTGGGTTGAAGAGGCACAAACGCTTTCTGTACGATCGCTTGCGCTTTTGCGGCCAACCATCAGGCAAGAAGCTTCTGAGCTTTGGTTTAGCTGGAATCCAAGAAGAAAGACCGATGCCGTGGATCAACTCTTGCGCGGGGTCACACTGCCAACGGGCGCGGTGGTTGTGCGAGCGAACTGGTCAGACAATCCTAAGTTTCCTTCGGTTCTATCCCAAGAGCGCCAAGACTGTTTGAGCACGAACCCTGGCCAATACGATCACATCTGGGAGGGCGGCTATGCCACCGTGCTTGAAGGCGCTTACTTTGCCAAGGACTTAAACCTTGCACGAGCGCAGGGCCGTATTGGTAAGCTTGCCGCTGATCCATTGCTCAGAACGAAGCTCTTTTTAGATCTTGGTGGAACGGGTGCAAAAGCCGATGCCTTTGTGATTTGGGTGTGCCAGTTTGTGGGTCGCGAGATCCGAGTGCTTAACTACTATGAAGCTGTGGGTCAGCCGTTATCGGCACATCTTGCCTGGCTGCATGCGCAAGACTTAGGACCTGCCAAAGCCGATATTTGGCTGCCTCATGATGGTTCAACGCACGATCGGGTGTTTGATGTCTCTTATGAATCAGCGCTTCGCCAGGCGGGCTATTCCGTTGAAGTTATTCCCAATCAAGGCCGAGGTGCTGCGATGGCACGCATTGAGTCAGCGAGGCGCTTATTTGGATCGATATGGTTTAACGACGCAACGACCGCCGCTGGCATTGAAGCACTTGGCTGGTATCACGAGAAAAAGGATGACGTCCGCATAATCGGGCTGGGCCCTGAGCACGATTGGTCTAGCCATGCGGCCGATGCTTTTGGGCTTATGTGTATCACGGCAGAAAATGGATTTAGGTCTGTAAGGCCAATGGGCTTTAAGCGCAAGGGCAGTGCGATGGCGGTTTGATTGCGCATCCCAGCTATAGTGATAAGTTCTCCAAGCGATTCATTTCGCCGCGCACAAATTGAGGGCTGCCACTAGAATTTCGGAAAAGCGACCACTGGCGACTGCTCTTATGTAACCAGTGCTGTCTGCGATGCTCGTAGGCAAGCGGTAGATGGTGCGCGTGCCGGCGACAATGAAATGAGGCCTGGGCGACGAATGCTGTTGCACGTCCGGGTGAGCGTAGGGTTAGGCGTCCGCGCTCGGCGCAGGAACTTGTACGCCTGCACTACGATGCCTTTCCGAACTTCACGAGGTTTCCGTCTTCGTCGTTGAGCGCGAACTCCCGCATCTTCCAGGGCTTGTTCTTGACTCGTTCCAGGCGAGCAATGCCAGTCGAGGGAAGTCCGGCCGGCTCGAAGGCTGTGCGAAGCGTATCGACCTCGGTGACTCTCATGTAGCAGCCCGCGAAGCACTTTTCGGGTTTCAGATCGGGATGCGGGAAGAAGTGGACCTCCAAATCCCCACGAGTCAGGATCGCGTAGGTGTCCGAGGCAAGCGGCACGCCAGCGAAGCCAAGCCTCTCGTAGAACTTGATGGTTGCCTTGAGCGACCGACTGGGGAAGACGGGGATGGATTTGTCGACGGCAGCCATGACTCTCGGGTGTTGATTGTGCGACGCCTGCCCTAGCGGGTCGGGGGTTGAGCGAGGGGCTAGGCGTCATTTGCGATTCAGTTCGGCTTCGCGTTCCTTCGCCTGCGCCAAACTCGGTACGTTGAGGTTAAAGCGTTCTTCATCGGTGACGGCGCTGGGGTCTACCAAGTAGAGCTCGAAGCGCTTGGTCTCTTGATTGAGCGTGTACTGGGTGCCATACCACTGAGGCTTTCCCTTTCTCATGAGGTAGCGATCCCACGCGGCAGCAGATAGCCACTTGAGCGCCTTATTTGTAGGATCGAGAAGGGACCCGATGGACGCCAATGCGTAGGCTGCTTGGATATCTTGCTCCGTTGGGCCATGCTGGAAGATCATGGCGGCTGCGTGGTAGTCCGCCGCAGTACGAACGGAGCCCGCTTTCAGTAGGCGATTTACCTCACCTCGCCTGGCTTCATCTCGCGGACCGACAACTGACCAATCGATTGACCCCGGAGGCCCATTGCGGTCTGCCTGATCTTCCGCATAGATCCTCGCCAGTTCGCTACTCGGCGCGACTTGGCTGAAGCATGGCAGTGTTGCTGCAAGAAGGAGTATCGCTAGGATGTGTCGCACGGTTTCCGATTACGCCAAACGTTTAATGGACGGCTCTGCCGACAATCTTACCCGGCCTAAATCAACAGGAACGCGCTTTGCGCTATACGTCGATCTTCGGTACATTTTCCTTGGCGAAGAGAACGCCCGTTGCTTCCGAAAGACGATAAAGACTGCCCGAAGTAAGCCGCCTAAACGCGCCTGAGAACATGTCATGTTCCGCCTCCTTCCTTGGACTCACCGCAGCCTCTCGGAGATTAACAGCATTGCCGTTGCCATTTCGAGAATGAGCGCCGCGCCCAAGTCACCGAGCCACCCCCCTCACCATCTCCGCCGTCCTGTACGCCCCCAGCCCCAGCATCCCGAACAGCAGCGGTATCAACGCCTCCAGCAAGGGGTAGGTGATGAGCGTGCCGGCCACAATGAAATGAGGCCCAGGTGACGAACGCTGTTGCACTTCCGGTTGAGCGTAGGGTTAGGCCGCACTCGGGAAGCGAGCATAGACGCATGTATTCCGAAGTGACGCATCAGGCGCGCGCCGCTCGTTGCGCAACACCCCCTCGAGCACAAAGCCTGCGCGCTCTGCTACTCGACAAGAAGCAACATTCTCTTCATCGGTAATCAGCTCCACGCGTACGGCCCTGATGTGCTGAAAGGCGTACTCTGTCAACGCTATGACGGCCTCCGTTACAAAACCATTGTGCGTTGCACTCGTTCGGCACCAGTAACCCACCTCTGTTTTCGGCGTCTGCCACGCTGTCCGATGCAGCCCCGCTGAGGCGACCAGATTCCCAGTTCGCTTCTCGAACACAAGGAACGGCAGGTCTTTTCTCGAGACAAAGTTGGCCTCACCGTTTCGGCAGAACATCTCCGCGGATTCAAGCGTTTGGTCTGCGGCCACCCAGGGCAGCGATGCCAGGAACCGACGGAGTTCTGGCAAAGACTCAGACAGAGCTTGATGTAGCGCCGGTCCGTCTCCCGTACGCGGGGGGCGTAAGGTCAAGCGCGGAGTCTCGATGCACGACGGTAGATTAAGGAGGATGGGGTCAAGCACTTAGTGTGCCTCGGTGTCGGCAATGCAGCCAAACGTTCGACCTAAGCTGCCCGCAATGCAGCCAAACGTTCGACCTAAGCTGCCCGCAGAGGCAGGCTTACAGTGCCTGCCGTAGCGGGTCAACTTGAGCGAGGGATTGGGCTGCATGCGTGTTGGACATGAGGTACTCGTCGACGAACTGGCCGTTCACCAGAAGTGATTTTTGTCGTAGTCCTTCGACCTCGAAGCCATGGCGTCGGTACAGCTCAAAGGCCCTCAGATTTGTTGTGTGGACCGTCAGCTCTAGGCGAGCGAGGCCAGCGGCACGGGACCAAGCCAGAGCTTCGGTAAGGAGCGCTGATCCAACCCCTCGGCTCCAGTGTGAGCGGCGCACACCGAGTACGAGGGTGCTTGAGTGACGCAGACGGTTGACCGGGCTTCCCATGGCGTTGAGGAATCCAACGACACGGGCTTGGTCAGTGGCGATAAAGCAGGTGGAGTTTGTTGCGGAGTTCAGGCGCGTAATGCGCTTCCGCTCGTCGTCCTCTGTGTCCTTGAACTCGGCGGGCTCCCACAGCATGAAGTCCGTCTCTTCGAATACAGCTTGCCTGAGAGCGAGGACACCCGCAGCGTCGTCCTCTCGGGCTTGGCGAACAGAGACGGTTGGATTCATGCTACCTAACGTTCTAGCTAAGCTGCCCGCGGAGTCAGGGTTTGTAAGCCTGGGCACCGAAGATGCCTCAACGGCCGTAGCCCTTCGATCGATGCGAGCGCCCTCAGGATCTCTTGCTTAAGCATGGTCTTGCGATGCATAGTTATTGCAGTGGCGGTTTGAATACTTGACTGTCATGGTATCAAGGTTTTAGATTGTCTAACTTTTCTCGGTCGCTTCTTTTAGCAGTCCCACGGGGCTTGCATTAAGTGCGCGACAAGCATGGCACCTTCGCAGTCAACCGTAAAGACTGTCAAGAACCATGCCCGTATCCCTCGATCTTCGCAAAGCGCATAAGGTGCGCCGACATGGCGATTTGCTGGCCATCTACACCTGGGTGAATGATGAGCGAGCGCTTGTGCTCTTGCCTGCGCGTCGTAAAAACGCTGCCTGGTTCGTTGTTTGTGAGTCGGCTGCGTATCGCTATGACGATGCAAGCGTGCTAGCTGCGCAGTGCGTTAAGGCCTGCGAGGTTTTAGGTGTTGAGCCTTCAAAGCGCAATTGGGTTCGGATTGCCAGCATCATTCATGAGGGCCTTGGTGATCTCATTCGCATGCCTTCAGCACCCACACCAGCGTTTGGTCCAAGTGTTGGCGAGGTGCAGTTGCGCGCTGATGGCGAGCTGATTGCTCAGACCGATATTCGCCAAGAGCAACAAGGCGCAAGCTATGGCTGAGTTTGCTGTTCGTCCAAGGCGAGGTCGGGCATCGGGTGACGCGTACTTTCAAGCCCTTAGCGCTTCGTCTGATCGGCTTGAAACAGCACCATCAAGTCATCCGCTTGAATCGGAAGGCTCGCGGGCCATCTTGCGGCAGCTCTTGCAGTGGTATTACTTTGAAAAAGAGCGCCAGGCTGCCAATCGGCTCGAGATGGCCATGGATTGTGATTTTTACGATAACTTGCAATGGGATGCGCAAGATGCAGCGATTTTGCGTGATCGCGGCCAAATGCCACTGGTTTATAACGAAGTGGCACCCATGGTTGATTGGCTTATCGGTACTGAGCGCCGCTCACGCGTGGATTGGCGGGTGTTGCCTAGGTCCGAGGACGATGTTGAAGCGGCTGACGTTAAAACGAAGCTTTTAAAGTACGTCTCAGACATCAACCGGGTGAGCTTTTTGCGCTCAAGGGCATTTGCCGATGCGATTAAGGCCGGTGTGGGTTGGATGGACGATGGGGCACGTGATGACCCCACGCAAGATATTTTGTATTCGCGCTACGAAGACTGGCGCCATGTGCTTTGGGATGCTTCAAGTGATGAGCTTGATTTGTCAGACGCCAGGTATTTGTTTCGCTGGCGCTGGGTGGAT